GTGCCGGTGTTGGTACCGACGGGGAGCGTCGACGCGACCGACTGAATGAACCGCTTGAGTTGGCCCGTGTACTGGCCTGCGCCGAGTACGCCGGTCTTGGTGCCGGTCACCTGCACGAACGTGGTGCCCGTCAGGTTCGACGGAGCCGTCGTGCCGAGGACGATGTCGTCGACACCGCCCGTGCTGGTCTGGCCAGCCGCGGCGCCGAACAGAATGCCGGCATGAAGCTCGCCGGACGAACCGCCATCGAGCGCGAAGGCAACCGCGGCGCCCGCCGCGATGTCGCCCGCCGATGCGGTGATGAACTGGCCGCTCGAGTTGACCTTGAGCGACGGCATCGGCGTCGCGGCCGTGACCGTTCCGCCATACTGCAGCAGAAGCGCGCCATCGCACGCGGTGCGGATGACCGCTCCGGTGCCGGTGCCGGAAAGGCCGTAGAGCACGCCGATGATCCCGCCGCCAGCGGCGGGCAGCACGGCATTGCCGTTGACATCGACGGTGACGCCGCAGCCGATCGACGCTTCAGTTAGCGCGGTCGGAAGCAGGATGGGGCTTCTCTGGTCGGTCTTGCTCATGTCGTTCTCCGGGTCGTCGTCGGGTTGCGGCTAGGGTTTGTTCGTGGGGTGCGGCTACTAGTTCTTCGCCGCGGCGTAGAGCTCGCCGGCCTTCTCGTCTTCGGCGAGCGCCTTGACGAGCGCCTGCTGATAGGTCGGGATCTTGTTGTCCGCCTGGTACTTCTCGACGTACTTGCGGAGATCCGAGTCCGGCGCATCGGTGGCCGCGCCGTTCGCGGTGTCGCTGCCGTTCGCGGGCAGTTCGAAGCCTTCGCGGAGGCGGTAATCGGTCGCGCTGAACAGCCGCGCGAGCGCGTTACGGCCAGCGTCGATCATCTTCACGACCTCGGCGCGGACCTTGTCGTCCTTGATGCCGTCGATCGCCTTGACCGCCGCGGTGTGCACGTCGACCGTGCCGGGGTAACCCTTGCACATCGACTCGGCACGCTTGCTCACGTCTGCATCGAGGCGAGCCTTGCGCTCCTCGTCACGGCTCTTGGCCATCGCCACGAACCGCGGGTCATCGCTCTTGCGATACGTCTGACCATCGGTGTCCGTGTAGACGACCTCGTTGCGCTTCTCGATGTCGGACACGAGCGCATCGCGCTCCGAATCTGACTTCGCGAGGAACGCATCGGCAGCAGCGCCATCGAGCGTCGCCCAGTGGCTGCGGTGCGCGATCGACATCTTCGCGATCGACTCGTTGCGCTGCGTGGCAGCGTTGAGTTTCGCGACGGCTTCTGCGAGTTGCTTCTTCAGTTCGTCCACGGCGTTCTCCTTCGAGGTGATGTCAGCGTGATTGAGCACGCCAAGCGGGGTCGAATTAGCCGCGCGCTTGCCGGCGCTCGCGTCGTCTTCGTCGTCATCTCCGTCGGTGGCGTCGACATCGAGAACCACGTGATCGTGATTCTCGGCTTCACCGATCACGATCGTCCCGTCGGTCGCGCGCACCCACGGATGGCTGTGATAGCCACCGTTCTCGGCGCCCGGCATCGATCGGTAGTCGGTCTCGCCGCTCGGGGCGTCGCCGCCATCGTCGAGGAGATGAACGTGGCCGGCAACCGCGGTGGTGAGCCGCGCTGCCTTCGTGTAGCGCTTGGCGCCGTCTTCGTGCTGCTTGCCGAGGAGCTTCTCGGCTTTCGCTTGGAGCTTGTTGCGCAGCGTCGCGGGCAGGCTCGATTGCGGGATGCGACCGATCGCGTCGCGCAGGTGCGGCAGGTCGACCTTGCCGTTCTCGTCCTTGTACGGGAAGTGGCGCAGCGACCGCGGCGTGGTCTTTCCGCCCGAGTCCTTGGTGCCGCCACCCTCGATGTAGAGGAACGACGAGTCGGGGAGATCGTCGACGGTCGCGGTCGACCACGTCGACTTGCCGACGTAGTGAATCGCCGCGCGCTTGCCGAGCTTGGTGCAGATGATCTGCCCGTCGGTCTCGGAGTATCGCGACGTCTTGGCGTCGGGCGCGTCTCCATCGTCATCCCCGTCGGCGTCCTTCTCGTAGCCACACTTCGAGCACGCCGTAGCGTCCTTCTCCATGTAGCTCGAGCACTTCTGGCACTTCGTCGCGCTCGCGACCTTGGTGCGCTCGCCGAGTCCTTCGATCGAAACGCCGGTGTACTCGCCGGTCTTGAACTTCTCGTAGACCTCTGCGCTCGGCTTGAGCGCCACCATGAGGCCGGTCGTCTTCGACGTCACGCCGTACGCGGCAGCGATCTCTGGGGTGAGCGGCATCGCAAACACGACGCGGCCATCCGAAATGCCATCGTGCATCTCGTCGGTGCCGCCGCCGTTCTCCATGAACTCGGCCGCGGCCTTGACGAAGTCCTCGTCAATCGCGTCTTGCTGCAGGTCGTAGTAGTCCTCGCCGTCGCGCTTGGACGTGAAGGCCCAGCAGAACACCAGGCCGAGCTCGTCGGAGAACTTCACCGCACGAGCAAAGCCGTCGACGCGGTTGCGCTTGAGCAGCAACACGCGCGCGGTTTCCTGCGCAGGCGTGTCGACGGGGCTGATCCAATCGAGACGCTTGAGCTTGAGTTTGAACCGTGCCACGAGCCTACGGTGCGGCTCGGCGCGGCGGGGGGTCGAATTAGTCCAGTGGCCTGCGGTCGCCCCGCAACGCGTGGCTCACGACCTCGAACATCCAGTTCTCCACCGCCTTGCGATCGCCGGCTCGATGCGCGAGCGCGGCCATCCACATCGCTACGCGATAGCGCGGTGTTCGTTGTCGCTCCAGCACGTCACGCCAGCCTCGTGGAGACGGCGCATCGGCAGTTGAGCGTCTCGCTCGGATCCGCATCCGGATCGCCCGGATACATCAACTCCTTGCCGCTGCCGCTCTCGAACGGTTCGTTCATCGCCCGCCGCTGGCCGTTCATCTCGATATGCTCGGGCCGAGGATCCTTGCCGCCGCTCGCGTGGTGCCACTGGCGCTCGAGTTGGGACGCCTCGACATGGCCGCCGTCGATCGCCTGTTGGAACGCCTCGCGGCTGCCCTGGTGGGCCACGCGCAAACCTTCGGTGCGAGCGATCGTCTCGGCGCGATACCCGACCCAGTTACTCCGGTAGCGCTCGACCATCTTGTCGATCTGGTCCGAGGACAATGAGCGCTGATCGCGAATCGCAGCCGCCAACGTACGGTCATCGCGGCCGTCGGTGAGCTCGCGATCGAGCGCGGACGAATCGCCAGCCTGCAGCGCCTTGCGGTAGTTCTCGACGATCCGCGCCTGGTAGTCGGTGAGCCCGATCGAATCGCGGACGTCGCGGGCCACCTCGCGCGGGTTACGCCCCTCGGCTACCCCGTCGGCGATGACGCGGCTAATCAGCGCCTTCTGCTCCGTCTCAATGCTGCCGCGTAGTTCGATCTCGTTGCGCCGCGCCCACTGGACGGCGCGATGGTTCACCGCGTCGAACTTGATGAGGTCATCGACCTGTCCGTCAAGCCATGCTGCGGCGGTCTGCCCGCTCTCGACATACGCCGCGTGCTCAGTATCGGCGAATGCCTTGGCCGCATCCTCGACGCCCTGCACCGCACTGGCATAGTCGCCGCGATGCACGTGCTCCGCGATGTCGTCGATGCTGTTGGTATCGCGCAAGTGCTCGATGACTTCGCGCCAGCCCTTGCCGAGCACACGCTCGACGAGGTCAAGCAGATCTTGCATGTCGCGCTCAGACACCCGTCACCACCCGCATCGCGGCTATGAGCGCCTCGGGCGTGAGCGTTACCGGAAGCGCGTCGCGCACCGGACGATTCCATGGGTTCGTCTCGTAGGGCTCCGTGTGCGGATCCAGCACGCGAACGCCGTCCACCGTCACGCCTTCGAGCGCCTCGTGCATGAGGTATCCGGCCCATGCGCAGGCGATCCAGCGGCGAGCCTCGGTAACGCCGGGGAAGTGCGCAAGCGACACCGTGCTCACGCCGAGATCGCGACGCTTGCCCGTGTCGTTGTCGATCACGTTCTCGACGCGAAGCGCGAGCAACCCATGCTCGAGAATCAGCCGCACCGTCACCGCCGGATCGGGATGCCGAATCTCGAGCCCGCGCAGTGCCTCGGCCCACGTCACGGCAGCGCCGGCCCCAATGTCTGGCAGATGAACACGGCGTTCGCCGGGTCCGACTCCACGCGGCGGATGCGGTACTTCGAGCCACCGATCGACACCTCGTCGTCGGGCACGGGGATCTTGCCGCTGGCAATGCTGGCGCCCAGGAGCATGATCTTGCGATCGCCCTGCACCACGATCGTGCCGTCGATCTCGCGATTGTCGAAGTCGTCGAGCCAGCCCTTCGCCGCGTAGTTCGCGGTTGCCGGGTTCGTGCCAGCGGAAAAACTGCCCGGCGTGCGCGTCCCCGGGGTCACTTTGATCAGCGTTGCGACTTGCGCTACGCCGGACTTCACCATCGCGCGCTGCACCTGTCTGGCGAGCCGTGACAGTACGTTCGACATTAGAGCGGCCAACTCCGCGCGAACGGATTGACGTCCGATCCGTTGCTGTCGTCGGTGTCGAAGCTACTCACGCCATCGGTGCCAGTCGCCCGCGCTGACTTGACGTTGGATGTGGCCATGTATTGGCCGATCAGCATCAGGACGATTGGAGGAATCTGCGGCCCATCGTTGGCGAGCGACGTGAGCGGCATCGAGTAATTGATCGCCACGCCTCCGGCGCGAATGCCCGCGAGCGCTGCGGAGTCGTCGCGATAGCCCTCGCTCTCGGAGTCACCGGCCAGGAGTCCAGCGAGCTCGAATACCGCGTTCAGAATGTCTTGCGGAACCGTCGACGAACTGATCGTGGTCCCGTCCGCTGTGGTGACGCCTGTGCGCGGCCACTGGAGTACCGTGCCGCCGACTGCCGGCGTCGTCGCTACGCCCTGCCACGACAGCCGATCGATGTAGCGAGTCGCGGCGATCAACATGCGCGCTTGGTCGTCGGGCAGAAGCCCGCGCCACGAGATCGCGCCGTCGCTGATGCCAGCAAGCAGGTAGTGCGTTGCCGCGGTGAGTCCGCCGTAGACCTCGTATGGGGTTGCATCTCCGGTGATCGTGACCGTGTTCAACGTCATGCGGACCTCCGTTTGCGCTTGAGACCCGCCGCCGCGTCGCCCTCGGTCTGCTCGAGATCATCGACATCGATCTCGACGCTGCCATCGTCGGGCTTCGGTGCGTCGGCTGCGTCGTCCGACTTTCCGCCCGGCGCAGGCTTGCCGGTGCGTGGAATCGTCCCGCCGATCGCCGGCGTGATCTTCGGCTGGGCCGCGAGGTGCAGCCGCGCGCGAATCTGGTCGACGGCCGGATCGCCGGGCATGAGCGGCGCGCCGGCCTGGGCCATGTCGACGAGCGACTTCGTAACCTGCGCGACGGCTTCGGTCGACACGGCACCGGGGAGCAGCGTCGGCGTGCACGCGTCGGCGTCGAGGCCGTTCAGCGACACAAGCACGCGGGCGAGATCGTTGCGGGCGAAGCCCGACATCTCGCCAAGCGTCGACTGGATGAGGTTGCCGAACTGGTCGGTCTTGTCGGCGTGCATCGCGTGCGATCCGCTCGAGCCGCCGCCCATGAGCATGAACTCGGCGCCGATCACGCGGGCGATCTCGCGGTTGCAGCGCTCGATCGCGGCCTGGAGTTGCGGCAGCGATCCGGCGTCGCTCTTGAGGATGTCAACGGCCCACTTCGGCACCGCGCTGATGCGGCCCTCTTTGTCGGTGTATGGCTCGCTGTCGATGAGCAGCGACAGGTCCGACGTCTTGATGTGATTCGCGCCGAAGTCGGTGAACGCCGAAAGTTGCGAGTCGACCCAGCCGCTGCCTTTTTTGGCGTTATCCGCCATCTCCTGCAGCTTCTTGATCGGCGCCCTCATGAGCGGCGTACCACGCAGGTCGCCCTCCATTGCGATACCCTCGAGCTGCTCGTACCGATCGAGCCGCTTGGTGTGCGCGATCGTGTGACGCAACATGCCGGCACCAGCCGGATCGTCGGTGAGCGTGTCGTCGGCGCAGTACCAGAGCCGTTCGCGCGGCAGGTAGTAGCGGTGTCCGAGTCGGGTCTGCTGGATGACGCCGAGCAGCGGCGATCGCTCCTCGACCTTGTCCCACCAGTGAATCGTGTATTGCGGCCGGTGCTGGAGATCCGAGAACACGATCAGCCCGTCGGGGCGCTTGCGCACGATCCACTCGTGCATCGAGAACCCGACGAACTTGTAGAGCGCCGCCTTGCGAACGACGCTCGACCACGTCTTGGCGCGGTCGGCGACGAACATCGCGTCGAACAGGCCCGCGCGCACGATCTCCGCGGCGCGAATCCCGTCGGCTCCAGCGGCTTTGACCGGCTCGGCTTCCCACTCGGTTCCGCTGATGAGGTTTAGGAAGTAGCGCGCAGCGGCGGCGACCACGATGCTGTTCAGCAACGTATTCGAGAGCGTTAGCCAGAGTTTGTGGCCGATGAGATCGGCATTTGTCTCGCCGCGCCAGAGATAGCCGCCGGGCGCCGCAACGCCATCGCTTCCGCTCGGTTCCGTGATGGGAGCGGGCTTGCTGGTGCCGAACCAGCCGCGGAGCGAGTCGAACAAGCCCATGTGCTCGAAAGGCTAGGCGACGCGAGAAGGCGGGGTCGATTACGCGCGGGCGCGGATGACTCGCGGTGGCGCGGCCGTATCGTTGTCGCGATCGGCGTAGTGCACCTCCGCCGCAAACGCCCTCGAGATCGCATCCACGAGATCGTCGTGGTCTCCATATGGAAAATCGACGAGCTCGGAACGGGCCGCCTCCCAGCCGGGATGACGAACGATCACGAAGTTACCGTGCTCGGCCTGCGCCGATACCGGCTTAGCGCGTGTGACCTTGTCTTTTTCCTCGCGGCTCGAATGCACGTAGCGGCCCGCGGATAGCTCGCGGATCACGTAGTCGGCGTAGAGCTTTCCGGTGCCGGGATCCTCGGGGATGGACCAGTCGACCGTGCGCGGATCGTCCTCGTGCCGCTGGCGGATGAACGCCTCGACGTCGCCGGGCCCGCCGCGGATCGCGTGCGTATCCCAGAGGTAGAACTTACGCGATGACGCGTCGCGGCCCACGCGCGCATCCGCGGTCTGGTCCGCCTTCTTCGCCGCGCTCGCCGCGAAGTCGAAACCACGCTTGCCGACGCTTACGCTCGGCGGCACCTCGTGCGGCTCGATGACGGGCAGCCACTCGACTTTGAACCACGAGCCCGAGACCTCGAGCGGCCACTGATCGAGTTGGGCCGCGATCGCATCGGAGCCGCCCTCGAGCATGAGCTGCGCTTCCATGCGCGTGACGGCGTCCTCCGGAAACCGGATCGGGTCCGCGAGTTCGCCCAGCACGGATCGCGGATCGGCCCAGCCGATGCTGCTCGGTCGCCACGTCTCGAGCTTGCGAGCCGGGTGCGCGGCCCCCTTGTAGCGCATCTCGATGAGCAGGACCTCGTAGCCCAATGCAGCCAGGTTCTTGAGGATTACCCCGGCGATGTCATGCAGGTGGATCCGCTGCATCACGCCGATCGTGGCGGACGCGGACACCGGACGATCGTCGTCGGGATCTTCCTCGAGTCCAAGGCCGTGAACGGCGCGCACCCAGAACGGAACGCGCACGCGGACCTCGCCACTCGCGTTGCGGACACGGGTGGGAAGCGTACGTGCGAACCAGCGCGTTGCCTCCTTGAGCGCGGCTTGGCTATCGGCATCCTTGACCGCGTGCGGGTCGTCGAAGATCAAGCGATCGGCGCGGTAACCGGTCCCGGCGCCGCCGACGGACGAGGATCGGCGCCAACCGCCTTTGTTGTTCTTGTAGTAGCTCTTGGCGTCGCTGTTGCCGAGAACCTCGAAGCGATCGCCCCAGAAGCGTTGGTAAACGTCAGACTTGATGACCTTGCGGCAGTCGTCGTTTTGGTCCTCGCTAAGCCGCGCGTCGTAGCTCCATGCCATATAGCGCAAGTCGGGACGGTTGCGGGGCCCCCATTCCCACGCCGGCCACATCACGTTCACGATACGGCTCTTGGTGAAGCCGGGCGGGACGTTGATCAGAAGGTTCGTCAGCCTGCCGTCGCTGATCGCTTCGAGATGCGCGCAGATCGCCTCCTGCACCCAGGTCCGCACGAACGGCTGCCCCGGATCAAGGATGGGCCACATCAACTCGACGAAGTCGATCAGGTGAAGCTCGGCGCGCTCCCTCGCTCGACGCTCGAGCTCGGCGGCGGCGGCGCGCTGGACCGCGGTCCGCGTCGGGTTCTCAGTTTCCGGAAGGAGGAACACGTACGCCGATCTTCAGGAGGACTTGCAACTCCTCGTCGGACAGGTCGGACAGGTCGAGACCGTCCGCTTCGTCCGGCGGCGAGTCGTCGTCCTCGATAACCGCCGCCTCCTTGGGCTTGCCTTGGATGCGATCGAGGATTTGCTGCGTCGCCCACTTGGCGGTAGCCACGTCGGTGCCGCGCCCCCACTGGATGAGCCGTTCCCATGCCTCGGCGGTGAGTTCGGACGCGGTGAGCCCGAGCTTTTCGAGCGCCTTGCGCGTTGTGGGTCGGCCGTTCGGGTTCGGGCTCGGCCCCCCTTTCGGCCACAGCCCACCCTGCCCCGGCGGCAACGCCCGTTGCGCCGCTCGATCTCCGGGCTTCCAGGGTTTTCCGCTCACCAAGCTATTCTCCGTCCTCATCGAGCCCGGCCGCGATTTGCGACACGTCTTCGCCGTACCGGCTGAGCACCACGAGCTCGTGTCGGACCACGCGCCGCAGCGTGGCGATCGCTTTCTGGCGCTCGTCGTCGCGCTGTGCTCGCGGCAGCTCCGACACCTCGGGACCGGACGCGTACTCGCATTCCGCTTTCGCCCGGACGGCAAGCCGCACCGCATCGTCGAAGTCCTGGGCGTTGAGCGATGCTTTGCTCGGCGGACCGCGCCGGGCCTGGCCGTGGTAGCGCGTCCGGTTGTCCGCGTCGATCGCGGTGGCTGCCGCGACGCGCGCGGATTTGTCTACGTCGACATCTACGAAACCTAGGAGGTCCACAATGCACCCGGCGCAGCCCCACTTGCTGCCGGCCTTGCGAGGTCCGCCACACCGAGTGCATCGCTTCGCCGCCCTCCACTCCTCGCGCTTCGCCGCGATCCAGAGTCGCTTCCGGACGCGCTCCCTGTCGCCATGCTCGGCGCACTGGCGATCTGCCAGTTCGGCATCGCACCCGGGGTAGGTGCAACGATTGGAGAGCTTCCGGCGCTCGTAGTCGGTCAACGTGTCCAGTGTCTCGCAAGAGAGATCTCCGGACGAATTGTCTACGTCGGTATCTACGAAACCTGTTGCGGCCATGTGTTACTCCTAGAGTCACTGGCCAGCGGTGGTGTCGCTAGTCGGTCAAGGCGCCTCTCCGGGTGGAATCGGAGGAGGCGCCGCGCTATCGGGCTAGTCCAGAGCGACGCCGTCTTTGATGCGCCGCCACTTCCCGGCCTCGCAGTCGCAATACTTCTCGTTGTAGTCCGGGATGTAATCGTTCTCAGTGCCCGGCACGGTCTCGCAGAACCAGCCCGCGCCGTAGCAACTATCGCAGCGCACGTCCCAGATCGCCGACAGCACGCGGCACGGCGATTGCGGTGGCTGCGGCGAGTAGAGCCACGGCTTGTCGGCGTCGTGCCAACTCATGGCCGCGCCGCTTCGAACGCCCGCTCGACTTCGGAAGCCTTCGTGGTTCCATCGCTGCGGATGTGCACGACGATGTCGCCGTTCTGCATGTGGTCGACGAGGCACGCAGGCTTGGCGTCAGGCTCGATGTCGGGCTCGAATCGCATCGTGCGGGACGGATAGGTGATGAGCGAGCGCGGTTTATCGTCGGTCATTCAATCCCTCGCGTGGTCGTCTCCCACGGCTTCG